AATGGGAGTTTAAAGGGGAAAAAGGTAGCGGTAAAAACTCTTTTACTGGTATGTTTATACCCTGGTATGCTCACCCTGACCGTAATCAGGAATGGTATGACAGGACAGCTGCAGATATTCCTAATTCAGTTAAGAAAGAGTATCCTGCTTCACCTGCCGAAGCGTTTTCTGCTGGTGCTGGAGCTATGTTTCACGAATGGCGGCCAGATATTCACATTCCTTACGGGCAAGAATGGTATCCACCCGACAGTTGGCGTATAGTTATGGCCTATGATGGTGGTTATAATAGAGCAGCAGCTGGCTGGTTTGCTATTTCACCTGATGGTTGGGCTGTTATGTATAGAGAATATTATCCTTTCCACAAAACTGATCCAGAACAGGCCGAAGATATACGAATGTTATCAAGAGATCCTAACGGTGTACCTGAACAGATAGATTATATTGTAGCTGATACTTCTTGTTGGGCTAAAAATCAGGATACAGGGAAAACTACAATAGATATTATGGAAGAACACGGACTAAGACCCTGGCGACAGGCAGATAAAGACAGGATTATGGGCTGGCGAAGATTTCACGAGTTTATCACTCCTATTAAGGACGAGCAGGGAGAATATGTACTTGATAGAAATGGCGAGCCACTATGTAAATTAAGATTTACTCAAAGCTGCAGTAATACTATTCGTATTTTTCCTGGACTTAAAGTCCACCCTCAAAAGCCAGATGATTTAGATAACGGGCAAGAGGATCATTGTTTTGTAGCTGGAACTAAAATCAGTACAATTAATGGCAAAAAGAATATAGAAGATATAGAAATAGGGGATTTAGTGTTAACTAGGAAAGGATATAAACCTGTTATTGAAGCTAATCCTACAAGAAAATCTAAAGTTATAGAAGTAGAATTTACAAATGGTAGAAAATTAAAAGCTACCAAAGATCACCGAATATACACTAAAAATAGAGGATTTATTCCACTTGATAAATTGCGATACTCTGATATAATAGAAGTAGAAGAAAATTATAAAGGAGATGTTATCAAGTGGCAAAAACAAAAAGTGAAACAATTGAATTTAACGGCATTAAGTACAGACGATACCCAAATGCAAAAAACAAATCTGACAGAAGATATTATAGGCCTTCAGGAAATTACATCAAAAAAGGCTATTCCTATCTTCACAGGGATAAATGGAAATATTACAACGGAGAAATACCAGAAAGACATCATATCCACCATAAAGACGGAAATCACCTCAACAATGACATTGAAAACCTTGAATGTGTTGAAGGAATGGAACATTTGTCAGACCACAACAAAGGCAAAGGACAAAGCAAAGAGTATATGGCTGAAATGCAAGAAAAAGCTAAGGAATGGCATAGATCAGACGAAGGCAAGGAATGGCATAGTAAAAATGCTAAAAGCAACTGGGAAAAAAGAAAAGAAGAAAAATACATTTGTGAGTATTGCGGGAAAGAATTCACAACAAAAACATTTAGCAAAGTTAAATTTTGCTCAAACAAATGCAAATCAGCCTGGAGAAGGAAATCAGGCGTTGATGATGAAAAAAGAAAATGCGAAATATGTGGAAAAGAATTTACAACAAATAAATATTCACCAGCAAAAACTTGCTCAAAAAAATGTGCGGGTAAGCTCATTTGGAAAACAAGAAGAAAAAATAGTTTATAATTTATCTGTAGCTGAACAGCCAGAGTATTTTGCTAATGGTATTTTAGTGCATAATTGCCACGATATGATTAGGTATTACTGTATGTCAAGACCAAGACCGAAGATGAATAATAAGACTAGAAAGAAGTTAAGGGAAGCTAGAAAACGCAGGATTAAGCCTATATCATCTTCTACAGGCTATTAAGGAGTCTATTATGTATGATGATTATGATAGAGATACAGCAAAAATACTTGTTGAATATGCTAAATGCTGCGAAACTCCAGAAGATGACGGGTATATGGCTATGTGGTGTTCAGTTATCTTTGATTTGACAGCTATCGAAGGTGTAAGGCTAGTTGAAGCCCTGCATAAAAGGTTGTAAACTAAAGTTTGCAGTTTGCAAATTATTTAATTTGGTGGTATTCTTAAAGTGAGGTGGAAGACAATAGAAGAATTAAGATGTAAAAATTGTAATAAAGTATTGGGAGAAGCCGATTTTGAAGGTGTCATAAAGAAAAAATGTCCTAGATGTAGCAGTATGAACATATACTTTCAGCGTTTAGGAGGAAAAGTTTACAGATTTTTGGAACATAAAGAAAAATAATCAAGCGGCTCAAGCAGCCCCTACTATCAGGTAATAACTGGTGGTGGGGGCTTTTTCTATTTATATAGTATTGTTTTAAGGAGGGTTATTATGCCAATGGGTATGGGACAACCACCACAACAACCTGGAGGTCCAGGAATGGCGGCAGGTCCTCAAAACGGAGGACAAATGCAGCAGTTGCAGCAAAGATTATCTCAAATGGATCAACAGCAATTAGTAATGTTAGCTATGCAGCTGATTACTAGATTGCAGCAGGTAGAACAAGCAGGGGCAGGACCACAAGCACCACCACAACAACCACAGCAGCCGAGAAGGTGATTAAATGATTTTTAACCGACCAACTACATTACAGCAGGAAGCAAGCGACTTATTCCAGGAACAAATATCGCTATTTAATCATTTCGACAGTTATCGTAGTCAATGGGATGATATGGCGGTTAGATGGTATAAGCAGGTTGTTGGCTATAAAGAAAAATTTAGGGAAAAGGACGAGGAAGAAAATCACAGATCAGATATCCATATACCTAGAGCCTATCAGATTGTAGATACTATTCGGGCAAGGTATGTAATGGGCTTATTTAAATCTTCGCCCTATATAGATTTTCTGCCTAAGCCGACAAATTTCGACAGATTTCCTATGAATATGGCAGAGGATAAAGCGAAGGTGGCTGCTTCTTTAGTTAATGAGCAGTTGGATAAAAACAACATAGTTTCTAAATACTATGATTATATAACTTCTCTATTAATCTTTCCTTTAGGAATTATGGGTGTTGGGTGGCGATACGAGGAAGATTTTGTAAAGAAGAAAGTACCAGTACCAGAGATAATCAGAAATCAATTTGGAGTACCTCAATATACAGGTAGGCAGATATATCAAACCAGGCAGAGTAGAGAAGCTGTTTGGGACGATAACGAGATAACTAATATAGATTATTTTGATTTTTGGCCTGACCCTAAAGGTACTAACTTAGACGATTGTCGAGGAGTTTTTCAAAGGGAATTTGTTACTATAGATCAGTTAAAAAGCAGATTAGAATTTTTAGATTATTTAGATGAAGGCCGTATTTTTCTAAGAGATCTTAAAGAATTACAGGAACTGCAAGGTGCAGCCAACTTAGAACACGGCCGAGATAAAAGAATGTCAGAGATAGGATTTTCTTCTGGTGATGTTGATATTTTCAGCAACAACGACTATAAGTCTAGCAAAAATTCAGAATTAGAATTGTTGCACTATTGGGAAGATGACAGGCATTGTATCACAGTCAACAGGCAGAAAACTATTTATGACGGACCTTCTCCTTACTGGCGACACAGGAAAAAACCATTTGTAGTAGGCAAATATGACAGATTACCTTCTGAATTTTACGGAATGAGTGCAGTACAGGTCATTTCTGATATTCAGGAAGAAGAAAACACTCTCCATAACCAGCGTACAGATAATATCAACTTTATCTTAAATAAGATGTGGAAAGTTAGACGAGGGGCAGACATTGACGAGTCCGAATTGGTATCAAGACCACACGGAATTATCTATGTTGATCGCCCAGAAGATGTACAAGAATTTGATATGACAGATGTAGCTTCTTCTGCTTTTAATCAGCAGGGTATGTTGAAAGGTTTAGCTGAAAATGCACTTGCGACTCCACCTGTTATGCAGGGAGCGGAAAGTACAGGCGACCAAACAGCAACAGAAACTATGAAGCAAACATCTAATGCTGGAATGAGATTTGAAGTTAAGCAAAAAATATTCGAGGAATTGGGTATTAAGCGTTTAGCACACTTAATGGATATGAACAATCAGCAATTTATTGATAGCGAAAGGTTAATTAATATTCCGTTTGAACAGGGTAACGCTTGGCGTGCTATTGATACAGGTGATTTAATAGGTGAATTTGATTACAGGCCAGCAGGAACGAATGTTGATCCTGCAGCTAATAAAGATGTAAGACGAGAACAGTTAACTCATATGCTTCAAATGTTATTACAGTCTGGAGTACCATTCGTTAATTACAAAGAATTATTTGAAGAATGGTTGAAGGCTTTTGATATAGAAAATGCAGAAAAATTCTTGTTGTCGGACCAGGAAATGGCTATACAGCAAATGCAACAGCAACAACAGGCTGCTGCAGAGCAGGGAGGTAATAGACCAACAGCTGCCCAGCAGGCTGATAATGCAAGTACAGGTAGAGCAAGAGGAAGAAGGCCACAGACTGAAAGAAACCCTAGTCAACAAGCGTCAGGACAGGTGAGATAATGGACGATAAACAGCGTGAATTAAGAGAAGTTGCGACATTGGCACAGTCAACAGGTTGGGAATATGTCAAAAAATTTATTGAAAAGCGTATAGGCGTTATTGAAACTGACCTTTTAGAAATGGAAGAACTGGAATTGGTGGAAAGAATAGCGTTGCAGAAGGAAAGAAAATCGTTGAAATCAGTCTTGCAGTATGTTGAGAAACGATTTAATAAGGCGTTAGAAACTTAGGAGGTCAATAAATGGGATTATTCGGTGAAAATGCTCAAGAGGGTAATGTTAGTGCAGAAAACCCTTTAGGCATTGAGCAAGCCCAGGAACAACCTGGAGAACTTGCTTCGGAAAACGGAAATGAAGGTAATGTGGAAGGCCAAAGTCAGCAGGCAAGTTTAGAAGATTTAGCACAGCAGGCAGATGGTAAGAAACCAGTTAATCAACAAAAATCGACAGATTATGACAGAAAAGTTGATTATGTAAGAGAAAAGTTTAAGTCAGCGGAAGATCCAGCAAAAGAATTTGAAAGAAGTATCAATGAATTAGAACAAAAGTTAGGCGTTACTGAACAAAAGCAAATTTCTAATCCAGAAGAAGCAATTAATTACTATATGGAGTTGGAACAGCGTTTAGGCCAGACTTCTAATGTGGATCAGACCAGACAGCAGTTAAGTAGATTAGAACAGGAAAACCAAAGACTAAGACAGATGTATTTAATGCAACAACAGCAGGCTATGCAAAACCCGCAAAATATGCAGCAGCCTAGAAGGGACCCTCAAACCGGCCGATTTGTCAGTCAACAACAGGTAAATAATCAGCAGAATTTTAATCAACAACAGCAGCCACAGGAAAATACAGGTTTAACTTTAGATGATGTAATGGCAGACCTTAACTTTGATGTATCAGCTGATGAAGCAATTAATGAACTTTATGAGAAAGGCTATAATTCTGATGTTTTCAAAAAAGTTGTAGCAGAAACTTCTCTAAAGACAGCTGAAAAATTAGTTGAACAGAAATTTAATGAAATGCAGCAACAAGAACAGCAGAAAAAACAGGAAGAACAACAGAGATTGCAACAGGCACAGCAGCTTAACAATAGTTATCGTAGCCAGGTAGATACTATCAAACAGCAGTATGGGGAACAGGAATTTGAACAGCATAAAGACGATATGCTTAACTTTTTCCAACAATATCCTATGTATTTAGATCCTCAAATGTTTCCGAACGGCTTTGAGATAGCTTTTAATAATGTCCGAACTATGAATAACCAGTATCAGCAGCAACAGCAGAATATGCAACAGCAACAGCAGTATAATAATGCTCAAAAACAAGCTGCTAGAATACCACAATCTCAACATAATAATAAATTGAGATTTCAAAATAATATGAGTCCCGAGGAAGAAATTAGGCAAAACATCTTCCACACGAATGATAAAAGACAAGGGATATTTGGCTAGCTGACAGGAATTTTAGGAACACCCTGCGGCAGCCAATAAAATATAAAGGAGTGTAATTAAAATGGCAGTATTAGATTATAACGGTCGCAATATTTGGACAGGAACAGATGGAACTCCTGTTACTACTTACAATATTGACTCTGACCGCAGGGATATTGATGTATCGAATGATATAGCCCAATTAATGCCAGAAGCAACACCATTTTTAAGTATTTTAATGAGGGCTAGAAAAGTACCTGTAAATTCAATGGAATTTATTTGGTATGATGAAGAAGAACAAGTTTGGTGGACTAAGCTAACTGCCAGTTATTTAGCTGGTACAGCACATACAGAAGAAGTTATCTCTTTAGCTGACGCTTCATTTATCAGGCCTAAAGACTTGCTGAAAAACGGATCAACAGGCGAGATTATGTATGTTAAGTCTAAAGCTGGTAATGATGTAACAGTTGAGAGAGGTTATGGTTATGACGCTCAGGCTTCTAGTGGTACTGACGCTGTAGCTTCAACTGGTACAGATGATAACATTATGAGAATGTCAAATGCTATGGAAGAAAACTCTAATGCACCTGAAACACACGCTACACAGCCTAATAAGCTATTTAACTATGTTCAAACCTTCCGTACACCTTTTGACGCTTCAATGGCTAATCAAATTGAAGGAAAGCGTGCAGGAACTGACACTAGAACTAGACTCAGTAAGATAAAAGCAGTAGAACACCGAATTGATATTGAAAAGCAAATGATGTTTGGTGAAAGATACGAAGATGTATCTAATAAAGTGAGAATGACTGGTGGACTTATTCAGTTTATCAAGTCCAATGCTTATGATGTAGGAACTACAAACGGAGGTACATTGTCAGAAGCTGAATTTGAAAACTTCTGCGAAATGGCTTTCGATTGGGGTAGTAAGCGTAAGTTATTCCTGACTTCACCTAGAATTGGTAGTATTATTAATCAATTTGGTGCAAGCAGAATTGAAACTACATCTGGAGAAGAAACCTACGGTATGAGATTAAGACGATTAATCTCCTTCCACGGTGATGTTATTATCGCAACAACTAAGCTATTCGAGAAAGATTATGCTCATACAGGCTTAATGCTTGATATTGAGAATATCGACTATCGTCCAGCTGGCGGTAATGACTCTAAGCTAAGAAAGAATATCCAGGAGAATGACAAGTTAGGCTGGAAAGACGAGTACCTAACAATGGCTGGATTAAGAGTAAGACTGGAAAAAACACACAGTATTTTAACTGGTGTTACAGGCTAATATACAATAGAATAAGGGAGGGTAATTCCTCCCTTTTAATTATATCAAGGAGGAAATTAAGATGGCTAAAAGAGGACCTAATGGTAAATTCAGACCAGCTATGGCAGAAAAACCAGCAGTATTTGCAAGTGTAGGAAAAGGAACTTGCGGCTTTAGAAATTTAGTTTTAGTTATGGATACAGCAGTAACAAGTAAAGACCCGAATGTTGAGAATAAGCGTGGCAGGCGTTTAGAATTTGG